ATAAAAGAGGTCAATAGTAAGGATGGACCAGATAAGTTTCAACCAACTAGAGGCACTGTTATAGGCGAACCCGTTTGTACAGATTGGAATGGACGTAGACACTATAGATATAAAGTGTGGACGGGTTTTTACAAAATGAACTTTGGTCATTTCTGTATGCAAAAGTGTGCTACATCTTGGGCAAATAAACAAGTCTTAGGTATTAGAGGTATGATACAAAAGAAGAAAGACAAAAATAGTCCGCCCGATAAACAAGCGCAGTTAATAGAAATGAAAGAAAATATGGGTAAAGTCAGACCTGAACACTTGGAGAGTTTACAAAGAAAATTTAATGAAAATAGACACTAAGTGGATATATTCTCCATGCGATCAATTAACCGCTCTGCACGTTTGGTTACTTGATCGTACCACTTGGAGGAACGCATCTCAGATGCAGCGGCTTTCCAGTCACCTTTATTAACATTCTCACGCATACGCACAAATTTTGATAAACGAGGCCGTCCAAGATTAAACATCATATTGGCTATGATTAGTTGTGCTTCTTCTGGTAGATCATCAAAGTTATCATACAATACTTTGCACTCATCTATCGTTACTTGTATGTCCTTATCAAACAAGTCATTAACACGTTCTTCTGATACTGGTGTGCCAACTGGCTTACCATACTCCTCATCCCACTCGTTAATAAGATGGCCTATACCTGTCGTAGGTAAATTTAAGTGATCGAGGTACACGGAATAAACACACCCCTCATCCCTTTTAAGTTCTTCTCTAAGTTGTTCTATGTTCATTGACTTCCTACTGTTGCTCTAGTTACAGGGTTCGGCACTAATATTGGATTGACACCACCTGTAGATCCTACATTAGCGGGTGGGTTAATATTCGGTATATTGATATTTTGTACGTTAGTTAATGCTCTATTAACTTGTGGCTCTAGTTTTTGTCTTTGTAAATTTAACAAAGGTCTAGCTTCTTCTTCGGCTTGTGTTGTGCTTAATTGTCCTCCACGAATGGTAGCGGCAGATGTTAAAGCCAACATGGTTTGAAAACCTTGAGCTATAGGATCGTTAGATTTAAACTTGCCCTCTAAAAATTGTTTAACAGTATTAGGTTTTCTACTTGCCATCATCATTTTAAGAACTGTTGGATTACGTAATGCTTTTGACATTATAGCATAACCTGCAGCAGTTGAAGCAGTTGCAAGGGGATTCATAATAAATGCAACGGATGACAAAGCTAAGGCAATTTGTGGTGCAGCAAGTCCACCCTTACCAGTAATGCTTGCATTAGATACTTTAATCATTTGTTCAGCCAAAGCATCAAGTCCATCATACGTGCCTTTGCCTAACATCTCGTCAATCGTCTCTCTTCCATAATTATCTCTAATTACCTTTTGTAATCTAGGACCTAATCGTCCAGTTCTAAATGCATCTACAAAGTCATCTGTCATTTTGACAATACCTTGATCATCAACTGTAGCACCTATTTGTTTAAGTATTTTACCCATTGCAGCATCTTGTACTGCTTCAAAAGTGCTAACTTGACGGCCATCTACTGTTTGTACTTTACCTTTTAGTATTCTTTTAGCACGTCTAATAGAAGATACGTCTCTAAATATTTTATCAGCTATGACATCTGGATTACTTGTTCTCTCAAGAGTTCGTAAAACATCATCTGCTCTACGTGCCTTTGCGGCTTCTTGTATTTGTCTCATTCTAAGTAAACCACGACCTAATGGTTGTTGTTTTAAAGCAGTTAATGTTTCTGGAGCAAAATCTGCTCCTCCTCTTCTCATAACAAAAAGCACTTCGTTCAAGTCTTTTAATTCTTTTTCAAAAAGTTTTTTAATAGTTGTTCCTTGTTCATCAATCGATGAACTAAATTTAACTGGATCTATTACACGTTGACCAGTTTCTTTGTTTACAATCAGAGACTTTTCAGCAATACGCTCAAGATACTGTTTGGCTAAAGACTGTCTTACTTGATCAGCCATTTCTGCACCAGAGCCTCTTATCGTATTTAATTCTGCTTGTTCAGCTTCTATTCTTCTTATCTCTGTCTCTAGAGCTTTTCTACTACTAGCTCTTGGATCAACATTAGCTATTCTTCTTTGAACGTCTGGTATTGAACGTCCAGATATTTGTCTTCGTTGTATTGCACGTCTACCTTCATTTAAATCTAGTATGCCAGTTCTTGCTCCTAAAACTTTTTCACTTGGCATACCTCGTATTGCTTTAAGAAGTTGTGTCAATCCTTCTGGATTATCGGGAGTAATTATATTATCTAAAACAAAAGTAGTGTTGATTCTTCCATTTTTTGCTTGTTTTAAAATATCTTCAACAACAATATTATCGAATCTTTTCATACCTTCAGCATATAAGTTGTTTACTCTTCTGAGCAAACCTAAGGCTTCAACTGCATCAACATCCGCTTTTGGTTGTAGTTTGAACCCAGGGACTGTTTGTGTCTTTTGATTAAGGACTACTAGTTTACTCAAGGCAGATTTCATTGCATCTTCAACTGAATCTTTAAGACCTTGTAATGCAGTTTTACTTGCGCCACCAATTAATTCTGAATTCCTAGAGGCATCAAGTAATGCAGTTCTGATTCTTGATATTGTTTGCACATCCGATAAATCTCTTAAATTAGTAATCGATCTTGCTAATTTAGAAGCCATTGGATCAGCAGCAGGATCTCTAGCTAATTCTTGTAAAGCAGATTTTATCCCACGGGTATCAATTATTCTCGCATCTGCTAAATTTTTATTAACTTCACCATATAACCTATCCATATCTTCATCAAAAACTTTTTTACTAGCTTTTATCATCTGATCTAAACTAGCGGGTATCTCTTTATCGCTTCTTAAATTTTTAATTACATCATCAATGTTTTTTGTTATCTCTGTGTTGAATCTTTTTTGTGCAGTCTCAAGTGCTCTAGATCCCTCTTCATAAAAATTTTTAATATCTTGTCTGACAACTTGGTTTAATTTATCTACTTGAGTTCTTTGACCAACACCTAATTTACTTAAATCATCCATGACAATATTAAGATTGTCTAAAGCAGCTTTCTCGTTAGGAAAAATTCCTTCATACACCGCTTGCAATCTATTTAGAATTGGTCGAAAAGAATCACTAGTAGCTCCTGCAACTGTTGGTCTGTAATTTTTGTCTATTAACTCTCTTGCTTGTTTTCTCAAAGCCTCGTTTGCTTCGCCACCAGGACCTTTAATTAATCTACCAAATATTTTACTTATTCCACGACCTAAACCTTCACCAACTAAACCAAACACACCTTCCATTGCAGAATCTCTAGCAACTTCAGTAAAGCTTTGTTTTTGTAATCCTTCTGCGTATTCTATTCCTTCATCTAAAGCTTTACCAAAAGCTGCTGCTCCACCAACAAGTAACATACCAGGTACAAAACCAACACCAGAGGCAGCTATACTTGTGCCAATACTAGTTACTATTGGAAGTGCTGTTGCACCCGCAAAATCTTTAACATCATTAAAAGAGAAACCTTCCTCATCTATAGCAAGTTCTTTACCATCACCAAGTCCAAGTTTATTTCTGCCCTGCTTAGTTAGAATAAATCTTCCTAATGCATCTGTTCTGAAACCATCTTCACCTACTACAGTTTGTAGGTATCCTGCTTTTTCTGCATCTGTGTCCATACGACCAAATTGAAATCTTGAAAAATTACCAATAGAATCTAAACCAGTAGTGTAATCAACATCGGGTTCTTTATATTCTGCTATGAAATCTTCTTCTGAAATTTTTTTACCAGTCTTAGGATCAACACCAGCAGCAATAAGTTGTTTTCTATATTCTTGTATTTCTTCTAATGACGCTGAACCAAAATCTATTTCTGCAACTTTATCGTCAAAACCAGACTCCTCTTGAAAAAAAGACATAACCTCGTCCAATTGTTCATCAGTAGGATTGTCTGTATCAAGTTCAACTTGCTCTATTTTTTTTGTAAAAGGGTTTTCTATTTGAAAAACTGGCATTTAATTATCCTTGACTGTGACAAGTTTGATTACACCATCTTCTCCACGTGAATATTTTTTACCTTGTTTAAATGTTGGTAAATCTCTACCTAATCTTTTCTTTTCGCTTTCAACTAAAGTTCCAATTGATGCACCACTTGGAAGAATAAACTCTTGCGCTTGTGCGTCATAAGCATTTAATTTTGATGCATTTTCTATTTGAGCAGTTTGGAATCTTTCAATAATTTTTCTACTTTTATCAAGTAATATTTCTTTTGGCATAGCCACTAACGCACCTACACCACCTTGCATTACTTGTTCAGTTACAAATGCATCAGCTAAAAAGGATACATCTCTGTCAGATATTGAGTTCGCAGACTGATCTCTACCTAATGTCAGTGGAATTAATTGTTGAAATACTTTTTTCATATCAGCAACTGCAACATCTCTATCAGTATAGCTTTTTGGTGCGTCTTTACCTAAAACTGCTGATGCTCTAGACCATAAACTTTGAAAAGCGGGTTTGAATCCAGTAACCTTATCGCCTGCAACATCTAACATAAATCCTTTTGTTAACTTTATGCCATTAGTTGCCTCTAACATCCCAGTCGTTGCTTTACTATAATTTTCAATATATTTATCTGTCTTTGCAAGATCTTTAACTGTCATATTGTCTCTAGCTTTTCGAATAGCTTTAGTGTTAGCTGCTTGCTTTTCTAGTAATGCTTTTGCAAATGATGTGCTAGTTAAACCAGGAGGAGTGCCATTTTCAGCTAAAAAGGCTTTACTTACAGTTACTTCGTCACCTTCTGCATATGTATTACCTCTCTCGTCAGTAAAACCTTCTGATCCTACAATATATTTTTCAAAATCAAATTGTTTATTAAATGTTGTCAACGCTTTTTGTCTTTCAAAAGCTTTATTTTTTCCTATTTCTCCAAGACCATATTTAAGTGCTGATAATTGCACTTGTCTGTTAAACTCATCTTTTTGCGCTTTATCTTTAATAAAAGCATCCGCACCTTGTTCTAATCCTTTAGCAATATTAGTTACTGCATCTGGACTGTCACCGGCTGCGATAGAAAAAAACATTTTTGCTAAAGCAAGATTTTTATCCATGCCTTCATACTTTGGTGCATTCTGTGTAAACTCTTGCATTAATTGTTTGAGTTCCGCTTGTTGTTCCTCTGGCGTTCCCTCTTTAACTATCTTTTTAACTTCTTCTTCGTTTTTTATACTAATTGTACCAAGCTGACCCTCTTGTCTTCTTTTTTGATCATCTAATATTTTTTGTTGTTCTTCAGTTATTGTTGGTTTAACTGGGTCTGCTTTAATTACTTTTTTCTTATCTGGATCTTCACCTGCAATTAAGTTCTCTTCTTCAGCAACATCTCTTTGTTCTTGTAACACTGGACTTATTTGCCCTTGTTGCATTCTTTCTTGATCTTTTAAAGTGTCAGACATTGGAATTTGATTAAAAACATCTAACAATTTTTCTTGTGTAGGTGCACCTACTGGACTGCCAGTTACTGCTTGTTGAAAGCCTGGTGAAACACCTTGAGAACCCTCTGTAACACCTAATATATTTGCAGCTTGTTGTTTTCTAAATTGTTCTGTTGGTTGTTTAAAAAGTTCCTCACTTACATCAAATCCACTTACGTTAGGTTTTTTAAACCTTGGAAATAAATTACTTAAAATATTTTGTCTAAAAGCTTCTCCTCTAGTTTTTGGAATAACATTTGGATCTGGTAAAAATCTATTTAAAAAAGGTTCTGGACTTTTATCTATCTTTTGTTGTAATTCATTTATAATTTGTTGTTTTGTTTTAGCTTTTGATATGCCTAATTGATTTACAAGAGAAGAAGGTATATTACCAAATTTTGTCATTGGATTTGTACCCATGGTTGGACCACCATTTGCCAATGTTTGTATACCACCCATAGCATTTAATTTGTTACGAGCGTTGCGGTTAAACATTTTACGATTCATAAAACTCATTTGCCGAATAATCCACCTAGTAATCCACCAAGGCCACCGCCTCCACCACCAAAGGCTCCTGCAAGACTGGCTACACCACCTAGTAATCCACCAACTTGTGATATTCTACTTGGATCGGGGGTCGTGGTTGTAGATAATGTGGTTGCAGTAGATGGTACACCTCTAAATATATCTGACATAAAAGATAATCTTTGATATGGCTCAAACTGTCTTTGTGTGGATGTAGCTCGAAGAGCATCTAATTCACTTTGTTGTTGTGCTTGCTCTTGTCCGCCTAATGATGACAACAATTGTATATCTCGTAAGTTTGCTGCTTGTTGCGCTTCGCCTAAACCAGCAGTTGCAATACCTGCTTTTGTAAACAATTCTGATGCTTTTTGTGCTCTGTCTTGTGCAGACTCGAATGCTTGTGCACGAAGACCAGCAGATTGTCTTGCAAATGTATCAGCCAAGTTTCTTTGTAATTCTTGTTCAGCCACTGCTTGTCTTGAACCACCAAAGGCACCACTTTGTACTGCACTACTACCAATTTGTTGTCTTGCAATGTCACCTTGTCTTGTAATATCTGCAAGGTTTTGATCAATTACATTTTCTATAAATGGATTCATAAAAGCTTGTTGTGATCCTGGTTGTAATGCAGATACACCCATACCAACAATGTCAGCACCACTTTGTAGCATTGGTTGAAAAGCACCAATACCCCCTACACCACGTTCTATAGCATCTCTTTGTATTGGAGTAAGTCCTGCTACTTGTATCTCTGGAAACTCAACAGGTTGCGTTGCAGTATCTCTAACATCTGTTAAAAGTTTTTCTAAGAAATCTCTTTGATAATCTGGTAAAACTGTTTTTTGTTCAACTGTTGAAACTGCCATTATG